TCACCTTACTTTGATGCTTTGGCCAAATCCTTTGGCTATCGTTATCATTTTGGGCGACACCGGGACTGGAACCGTGTAGTGCAAGTGAGCACGTCTTACAAGATAAACCGGACCATTGCGTGTGAGCAGGATGGGTCTCTACCCTTCCAGCTTGCCTTCGACGTCTACGGTAAACGTAGGCTGAGGCGCTTTGGTATCGATTTGTCTGACCAGACTTGGAATCAGTTACTAGCATACCTCTCATCGAAACATGGCTATCTAGCCACTATCGATATGGAGGCCGCTAGTGACACGGTTGCGTTTAATACTGTCGCCTGGCTTTTACCAAATGCCTGGTTCCAGTACTTGAATGCACACCGTGCAATCTCATACAAACGAGATGCCGGAGGATCCGGTATCTACGCAAAGTTCTCCTCGATGGGGAACGGAGCAACGTTTGTTTTAGAGACGCTGATTTTTGCTTCTCTGTGTTACGCTGTAGGTTCAAAGGACTTCTCAGTTTACGGTGATGATATCATCATCGAATCTGAGTTAGTTCCTGAGTTCCTAAAGCTTGCACGGTTCTTCGGTTTTCGGATCAATCTTGATAAGAGCCACATCGAAGGCCCCTTTCGGGAATCCTGCGGTGTGAACTACTATCAAGGTGTGGATATTACTCCGTTTTACATGCGGAGGAACCCCACTTCAAAAGCCGACCAAAGCCATTTGGTCAATGGTCTCGCAGCAATCGCCAAACCAGGCGGTCAGTTGTGGAACTATGCTCTCGATCTTACGATTGAGAACCGGCTCTTGATTGTTCCGATTAATCCAAGTACTATATCGGGTGTCTTTGTAGATGCCCATACAGCTTGGAAATTGAAGAAACTGACCACCCGTGATCCTCGCCAAAAGCGAAGATCGCGGCACACATGGATACCGATGTTTTATGCTTATAAAGCAGAAATATCGAATACCTATGTGGGGGACTCCGGTACCCTTTTCCTCTGGCAACTTGACAAGTTCCAGGGGGTAGAGGGCCACTACCATGGACACCTATTATTTGGTGAACATGGGGAGTTCTTAGTCAGTCGAAGCAACTCACCTGATCCGTCATGTGGTTACACACGCGGATGGGTGCACTGGAATGTAACCAGTGCAGTGGCGACACCCGTCCACCTTTATTGGTGGTCGGAAGACTTGACTCGCCGCCTGATGGCGGCTAATTAAGCCTGTC